TGGTGGAATCCTTGTCCTGACCAATTTGAAAATTCGTTATCAGTTTCTGTACCAAAATGAACAACAGCCCCACAAGTACTGATGATACCTGGACTAACTGCTAGGTGTTGTGGCCATAAACAGACACACATTGGAAGACAACCAAAGAATGCCACGCAACTATGTCCGCCACAGCAGTTAAAGTCGCCACCATATGCACAGGCTCTCGAGCTACCGTTGAAGTAATTACAGATCAATCCGCAGTTATCTACACCAGCACTTTGTGTACCGCAGAATCCGTTAGCGAAAAAACAGCACCAACCTGATGGTGTTGTTGAACATATACTTGTACCGCCACGACCGCCTTGGGCACACATACATCCACCCGCGACACCGGCACTGTCCACAGCGTCGTTCCAACATAATCCTGTTGGGTCTGAGCAACCACGGAAACACAAATCGTCTGCGTTGGCGCAGGCCTTGCCGTTCATACCACATACATAACTTGAAGTTGTTACACGGATAGTTTTTTTAGAATAAGCACCTGGGTTGCCTGGTAATCCAAATCCACAGCAACACATTTTAGCGGAACTACCGCTGGCTCCCCAAATTTCAATTTGAGCTATACCAGCACTTGATGGTTTCCAACAAAAGCTACAATAAGCATTACCAAATTGGTTGCCTGATGTGAATAGAAAAATCCTACCCTGTTCCAGATTTTGTTCTGCTGGCGGAAAGTTCGTATTCTTGGTAGGTAAAAAAGCCGATAATCTTGGCATAATTAATGTATTTCCCTAATGTTATTAAACTGTGTTTAACTAAAATATTAAACAGCAGCGTATACCCAACCGAATGTACCACCAGTGTAGATCAATGTAACCACAGTGTTATTCAAGTCGATGATTAAATCATCAGCTGCACCGTTGATTAATGCACCGTTTCTAGCCACAGTAATATTGTTAGTAGCAGATGTACCGCCAATATCGATGATTTGGATGACGTCATTTTCTAACAAAGTCAACACAGCTGGTAACGTAATAGTAAACGCACCTGTTGTTGAATTTGCTAAAATTCGATCATTAACTGTAGCACTGAAAGTAGTGATTGCTGTACGAACTACTGTTCCTGCTGTACCGGTTGTTGTAATATATCTTCCCATGTTATTATTCCCTTGACTTTGTATTTATTAGACTGTAGATGTTTCAATACCCATAGCTACTGCACTAACATTAGTAGCACTAGCTCTTACCACTAATATTTTGTTAGGATCCATTACGATACCTGTTCTTTCTAGTACGCCTTTAGCTAAAATTTCAGTATCATATTCAATGAATTCTGCGTTAGTTGGGGTTGCAGCTGATGCTACAGCTACTCTAACTGTTATCGCTGCATTTCCTCTATTACAAATACTTAGAGTGACTACAGAAAAAGTATCTGCGGGTACTGTATATAGTGGGGTATTGGTAGCTGCTGCTAAATCTGCTACTCCTAATCTTCCTGTTGCCATGTTTTAATTCTCCGTTAACCGTGTAAGTAATAATTTAATGCTACAGGGCTACCGTCGACCCCGCCAAGGAAATTCATCTTTGTATTTATGTTAATTTGTACGTTAGTTGTAGTTGTGATTTCGTTGCCTGCTATATAAATCACACCTGCTGTTAAACTATTAACATTAATACTAGATCCCCCACCACCAATTTGTGAAGCAATATAGGCTTTGATAGCACGTTGAGTTGGTACGATGCTGTCTGAATCTGCTGTAAAGAATGGATCTGTTGAGAACTCATTAATACTTGCTCCTGCTCCGCCCAGTGACACACTACCAAGTTGCAATTCATTCAAACCAGCGATATTAAACGCATCAGCATTTAATGTAGCAACACCAGTTGCCTGTTCAACGTTGAACAAACTACCAACGCGGAAGTTACCATCTTGGTCGGTACTTGTGTAGAATACTCGTCCGCCTTCTGAATCCACTGTTTCATTTTCAGGAACTTTGTCCTGTAATGGTAGATTTGGATAGTTTGTTTGTGTTTGATTACCAGTACCGATATCTAAGAAGTCATGTCCAGTTAAACGAACCTGTGAATATCTGCGTCTTAGGCTGATAGCGGCGTCGTGTTCTGGTGATTCTAGCTGTTCAATCGGTGGACTGATTTGTAATCTAGCTGTGTAAGAACCGTCTGCTTTCTTAATAAACTGTGTTACGTTAACTAGTCTATAATAAACATCATCAATACCAGCGATCTGTAAGTTAGCACCTGGTTCTGGTTCTGCTGTTAAATCCTTAACATTAACAAATGTACCAGTTTGATAGCTGTCAGCATATCCATCGCCTACCACTGTGGCATCTGCTGAAGTATAACCTGTACCTCTATTGGTAAATGTTGGAGAACCTAAAACACCATTACCGATTCTTACCTCAGTTGTTGCATCTGCTCCAGTATTATTAGGATCGACGATAGTAGGAGTAGGAGCCACTGTATAGCCACCACCCGGTTCTGTAATCCAAACTTCTGTGATTTGATTATTGTCAACGAATGTTCTTGCTCTTGCTTTAGCACCAAATTTTACCGTTAACAATTCGGTATTGTTTGTAGGTATCACAACAAATTGATGTGCGCCTATTGGATTACCAAACACAGAAGCATTCCACTGTTTAGCACTGTTAGCTGTCATTGACCCTGATGCAGTGGTTAGATTAAACACGCCGCCGCCTCTTGTTGATTCAATCTTGAATTGTGTTCCATTGACATTGATATCTTGTATAAAATACACTGTTCCAGATACCACCCCACCAAATACTGTTCCAGTGAATATAATGCTATCACCTACTTCTAAATTAGCTGTAGATGTTGTTGTGAATTCGTCTGTGACTGTTGTTGCGGCAGTGACAGTTAACGTAGCCCATGAAGCAGACTGTTCAGTCCATAGTAACCCATTTTCAGAAGTAGCTGCTGTTGAACTATCTGATGTTGCTAAGAAAATACCATTACCGTATTTTACATTATTCCATGTTCTTGATTGTGGTAGTGCTCCACCTGCGGTCCAAGTCGTGCCACTTAATGAGTAGGCATTAACTGTACCACCTGTAGCAACTGCGACAAATCTGCCTTGGCCGTAAGCAACACTGGTATAACTTCCTGATGGTATAGTTCTTGATGTCCATGAAGTGCCGTTAGCAGAACTTGCTGCTACTGTGCCGCCCTCTGCTACTGCTACAAATAATCCTTTACCATATGCAACCGATCTCCAGTTAGCATTCGGTAAACTGCTCATCGACACCCATGTTGTACCGTTGGTTGAATATGCTGCATTGGTACTACCATTGGCCACTGCAACAAATCTATCATTACCATAGGTTACAGATTTCCAAGTAGCAGCAGCAGGTAATGCTCCTGTGGCTATCCAAGTAATACCGTCTCTACTGTATGCTGCATCAGTACCGCCACTAGCGATAGCCATGTAATAACCAACACCACTAAGCGTACCGTAGGCTACTGATTCCCAAGTTGTATTAGTTGGCAGTGTTCTTGATGCCCATGTTACGCCATCTGTAGAACTTGCTGCTACTGTACCGCCACTAGATACTGCTACAAATTGTTGACTGATAGCAGTTCCTGTATATGTATATGCTTCGATAGCATTACCGTTGGTTGCATCAACTTCTGTAATTGTTACTGTGATACTATTAGCCGGACTTGCACCACCTAATGATGTTCCAGCTATGGTGATAGTATTACCCACAGTATAACTATTACCAACTGCTGATAATTCTATTGTATAAGTACCGGCATGTCTTGTAACATTAAATGTAGCTGAATTACCGCTACCACCGGTTACACCCACATTGGTATATGATCCGTCGCCTGCACCATATACTGCGCCATTCCATGCTGAACTACTTGAAATAGTTGATGTAATTGTTTTTGTATATGTTGGTGCTGTGAATGATATTCTTGGAGCGATAGAATAGAATGTTGTTAAATCAAGAGCTGCCTCAATGGTAGTTCCTGGAACAACATGATCCCAACCTGATGTACCATCACTTTCTTTTCTAATGGTAGCAACCTTAGTAGCAGCATTGTATGTGTCAATATACCCATACTGTCCTACACCTGTGCCGCTTTCAATAAAGAGAGCCATACCAACATACCCTAAACTACTGACTGAGTCGGTATTGGCAATAGTGATCTGTGTGGTTGTACCACTTTGTGCTACGTTTGAATTAGTGATATATCCTTGTCCGCCAGGTCCTGATGAATCACCTGGATCTGTTAGTCGAACTTGATATACTCCACCGTCGCGGAATTCGTCTTGTACTGCTGCTGCGTTAATACCAGCACCACTAATAGTATAAGAAGCGTTGCTATAATTTATACCTGCATTTTCATATTCAAATGTATAAATTTGATCACCGCTGGTAACCACATTAGAAATCTGTGCTTCAAATCCTTGATTACTAATTAATCCTTCAACCGGAACTTCTGTAACGTCAACACCTTCTGCTACACTACCAAAGTCTCCGTAGGAATTGTTACCGTTAGTAGCACGAATCTTACCACCGTTTTCTGCTAGATAGCCGATGTGGTTATAGTATGAGAACACCGAAACAAGTTCTGCACGACCTAGGTTAGTGATCCATGCACCGATACCATCTGATAATACTTGTGTAAAGTCGTTTGAAACGATAGAATCGTTACCGCCATTATGTAGTGCACCGTCAATCTTCTGACCAATGCAGGCTTTACCAAACGTTGTTATGTTTTGTACGTATGTAGATTTATTGATTATCCATGCTTTGATATCGTTTGGACCCCAACCTGGATCAAGACTTACATAAGCACCCGCTAATGGACGTTTGGTACCAAGTGCGTTAGCCACTGTAAGACCATCTGGATCCCCTGCACCTGCGGTATTACCGTCAGATGTACCATCCAATCCTGTTAGTGTCATATTTCTAAGACCGCAGCCGTTACGTACATAGAACATGTCTTCTAGTTTAGAACCAGTTAAGGCATTTCTATAATAGCGAGATGCTAGAACAACTTTGTAATTACCAGTATAGGTCATGTCATATGCAATAGCTTCAACATATCTACTGATATCATTTTTACATTGATCAGCATCATAAACGTATGCTACTACCATTGAACCTGCGCCGGCTGTTAGATCAAGAGCTGATCCTCCCAATGTTGCTGAAATTTTAAATGTGCCCGGTGCTGGAATACTGTGTACATAATATGTTGTACCTGCTGTTACACCACCAAATACAGTTCCTGAGAATACAATAGCATCACCCGCTACCATCCATGATGTTGTAGAACAAGTGAACGCATCGGTTACACCAGCTGTTGCTGCGGTGACTGTTGCCTTAAATGTATCGGTAGCATAAGCAGCACCTTCTGCTGCTAAGAATTGAGAATTTAAACGCAATATCAAAGCACCGTTAAGCATGTCTAGGCTAGTTGTTGGTAAATTTGATCCTGTGTTTACAGGAATATTACCGGTATTAACGATACCGCTGATATATGACCATAACAAATCAGCAAACACCACAGCGCCGCTGGTTGCGATCTCGCTAACCTTGAGTCCTACAAAATCAATAACTGCTTCTTGTGCATCTAGTTGTTCTGTTAATACAACCAATGTTGATGTTGTTCCTCGTTGATATGCTAGACCACTTTGAATTGATAAGAAGTTTGAACCAAACATCAAATCATAACCAAGAGCATCTACCATATATCCAACATCTCTTGAACATAATATTGTATCAAAGTTAAGTGTTGGGAATTCACGTTTAACGAATTGTACAGCATCTGTTTGGATATCTGCTTTAGCATCATTGATTGCTGTTCTAGCAGTAACCAATGCTGTTGCTACCCATGCTGTATATGGTGCAATCGTAGTTGGTTCTGTTCCTGTATTAATCGTATCGTATATTTGTTGTATACGATCTTGTGCGAATGCACCGCCGTCTGCTGAACCAGGTGTACCACTAACATCTTGTGTTAATGCCGTTGTTTTAACCCAACCTGCTGTGTTACCTGTAGCAATATTATCGATAATATCTTTGATACGAACTTGGACTGCCAATGCTGGTGCTAATTCTATTGTAGGCTCAACAAATGATCCTAAACTGTAATATGATCTAGCAGCAATTTGCGTTGCAAGATTTCCACCGTAGGTTAAATCGTAGACAAGTGCATCTACAATATAGCCAACATCTCGTTCACACTTAGTTCTACGTGTTCCTGAATAAGTAAATCCAACAAATCCTGCTGCACTAGCAGCTATCTGAGCTAAGATCCATTCACTAACTTCATCTTTTAAAAATGCCTTGTTAGCAAGGATTAATCTACGTGCATCATCAAATCCTGAAGTATTACCTGTAACATATCCAGTAGCAGCATAGGCTGTGTTAATCAGTGTGCTACCCCAGTTAGTAGGATCTGGGTACACATAACCATTTGGTGTATTGTTTACAACAATATCTTTAATTTCTGCTGCATTTGCAATTACAGAAGCCAATGCTGTTGCACTACCAATACTACCTGCACGTTGACTTGTGGTGTCTTGTGTTTCTGTATTACCAGTAGTTGGTGTTACAACAATATTTTGTATAACATCGTCAGTTACAGATCGAACATGTGCAATCACAGATACAGATTTTGCCGTATCATTAGTAGCAATAAGTTTGCCTGCTGGGCTTACCCTAGTACCACGAAGTTCATCACCGACCACACCAGTTCTTGCTGGAAGGATAATTGGTAATGTTTCATAATATTGACCAGTTTTAATATTAATGGTCCAAGCTGGTTCAACCAATGATGGAACATCGTCTGATATCCCTGCTGTGATGGCATCAGTTATGATTGTGATCAAATCATCAATAGTTGTTTGAGCACCATCTTCTTCTACGTTGCTGTAGTTAACATATTGTTTAACAGGAGTTACTACACCATACAATGTTTGATAGTTTGCAACAGGTGTTTCGTTTGACACAACGTCATCTATAATTGTGTTTAGATATGTAATCGCATCAACCGTTTGTGTATCTTCTGCTGCGATTACAGGAAGTATAACTCCTGTGGTAGAATTAAAATATGTAAGTGTTGCTTCTCTAGTTTTTGAATTACCACGATGACTTAGGTCGTAAACAAGAGCATCAACGATTAATCCCATATCGCGTTCACACTTTGCTGGACTTGGATTTACAAATCCACTCCATACTCCGAGGTTATTTGCAATGTTGTAAGCAACATAAGCACTAATTTCTGCCTGCAAGAATGTTCTATTATGTTCTAATAAAGTTCTAGCATTTGGATTTTCATAACCTTTATTAATTTGATCGCAGGTATATCTTAAACTAGCCCAGGGTTTATCGATAGTTAATCCGTAGATTGGAGCTGGAGTATCAACACCATGAGGTGCCACATATAATAGATTGTCTACAACACCATAGGTTTTCCATTCAGGATATCCTGTTTCGCTAACGCTTAATACCTGTCCATCTTCACCGATTGGTAATCTTGTTGGGCCAATACCACCAAAGTAAACTAAATCACCAATGGTTGTAAGAGCACTTTCTTCTGGACCACCTGATAATAATCCCCAGTATACACCTGTTAAATCTTTTTCAGGACTGTTGTTTGTTGGTGTTAATGAACTGTCATCGTCATCACTGATATGAGCCAATACGCAAATGTAGGTGCTGTTACCATATCTTATAGCATCACCTAATCTGTATTGTGTACTATTTTGCCAATCACCTTGCCAACGGATTCCGCTGTTTAATCTTTCCCAATAGGTTAGATTTGGTGGAGCTTGACCTGTGCTATCTGCAATAGCTACATAGGTATAACCATTTAATCTAATAACATCGCCGGTTCTATAAGTTGTACCTATTAACCAATCACCTTGGAATTTTAAGTTTGTTGTGTATAGATCCCAATCTGTAGAGTTTGTTGATGGTGGACTTAATGTTGCTGCTGTATGATTTGTTTTAGAAACATAAGCATATCCCCCGTATGTTGCTACATCACCTGGTTGATATATAGTACCGTTTGTCCATGTATTTTCAAATTCAAGACCTTCAACATATTGTGCCCAGCGACCTGCTGCGGCGTCTGCTTGGAATGTTGTTAACACATCTGATGAATGATATATTGTACAGATCCAAACACCTGCACCATACTTAACAATGTCATTGATCTTATATCTTACAGATGCATCGCTCCAGGTACCTTTATATTCAGTACCTTTGTGCATGTAGTCCCAACTGGATTGATCTGGTTCAAGTCCTAATGCTGCGGTAGTCTCTGATGTATGCCCTAGATTACAGATATAGGTAATACCACCATATTTTACAACATCATTAATTTTGTAACGTGTAGAGGTAGTCCAGTCGCCTTTCCAATCAAAACTTTCTATGTAGATAGTCCAATCAGCTAAGTTTGCTTCAAGACCAGAAGAAAGTGTTGATGATGATGTGTGTGGATTGTTACAGATATAACTGTTGCCGCCATATTTGACAATATCATATTCTTTATATCTAGTACTTACGGTCCAATCTGTTTTGTATTCACTGCTGGTAGCAAATAAATCCCAATCAGCTAGATTATCTTCTAATCCTAGAGAGGTCGTAGCGGCTGAAGTATGCCCATTATTACAGATGTAAAGCGAACCACCGTATTTTACGATGTCATTTTCTTTGTAGTATGTGCTAATGTTCCAATCACCAGTCCATACCTGACCATCAGTAACTTGGTTCCATCTTGTAGGAACATTTTCCGAATCAACATAAAAGTCTGCGTTAGCAATGTGACCTACAACACATAAGAAGGTTTTGCCACCGTATCTAACGATGTCATCTTTATAGTACGTAGTACCGGTAACCCAGTCACCTTGCCATACAAATTTAATTCTACCTAGTTTAAACTCAGCCATTTAATGCTCCATTATTGCGTTTTTATTATTTATCGTAAATTTTTATTACCAACTTATCAGTCAAAAGTTCCACCACCCGCAGCGTTAAAATCTCTATCTGAACTATGATCACCCATAAATGCATCATAGAAGAATGATAGGGCTAATAAGTCACCATCAACGCCGCCTTTGAAATTCATTTTTACCGGTATATCGATCTGGGTAAGTGTCGTAGTTGTAATGATATCCGGGCCACCAATTTGAATAATACCGGATAATGCTATACCAGTTTTAGCATCGGATCCGCCACCGCTGACTCTGTTAGCCACGTATGCTTTGATAGCTCGTTGTGTTGAAACAATGTTATTGCTGTCTGCGGTAAATTGTTTATCTGTTGAAAATTCACGGATAACAGCGCCGGTGCCACCCGCACTAATACCGCCTAACTGAACTTCTTCAAGGCCTTCTAATGTAAAAAAATCAGCACTTAAAGTTACAGTACCAGTTGATTGTTCAACAGCAAATAGTTCACCAACACGGAAGTTACCGTCTTGGTCAGTGCTGGTGTAGAACACTCGCCCTGAACCTAATTCAGCAAATTCAAACTCTGGTGCTAATACTGTTCCATTTGGGAATAGGGTATTTGGATAATTTGTTTGGGTAAAGTTACCAAGGCCGATATCTAAGAAATCGTGTCCTGTGATACGCACCTGACTGTATTTTTGTCTGATATCTATAGTTTCGCCGTGCTCTGGAGATTCTGCTCGACCCAATGCTTTGGCTATGGTCAATCTTGCCGTTAGGTTAGGTACCGTTCCTCCAAGTATAGTTACAACTAACACTCTATAGGTATAGTCAGTTATACTATCAAAGAAGAAGTTGTCACCCGGTCTAGGTTCTCTAGTAAGATTTTCTACGATAATATCTTTGCCTATCTGATATAGATCTTGATAGCCGTCACCAGTGATAGTGATATCTGTAGATATGCTGAAATATCCTGTACCGGCATTGTTTAATGTTGGATTAGCTATAACACCATTTCCGACCCTAACATCTATAGCAACATCTGCTGTGTTACTTGGATCTGTAAGTGTTATTGTAGGATCTGCTGTATATCCAGAACCTGGTTCCCAAATATCTATGGCTGATACTTTTGCATCTACAACAGTTGCTCTACCCTGTGTTCTTGCACCTGTTAAAATTTCTAAAGCTGTTGAACTAGGACTGGTGTATCCTGCAATAGCCACAAACTTTCCTACACCATATGTAGCAGCAGCCCAAGGACTTGACCCCACTGTTCTACTGGTCCACGTAATTCCGTCATATGATGTTGCTGCTTGGCTTGATCCTGTTGCTATAGCTAAGAATGCACCACCGCCATAAGCTAATACTTTCCAATTCAGTGTGGCAGATCCCGGTAACGTAGTTGCGGTCCAGTTAATACCGTCTAAACTATAAAATGCTACATTTGATGTTGTACCTTCGATGGCTACAAATCTACCATTACCAAATACCACAGATTCTGCGCCACCAACAAATGATCCAGACGACCATGTTTGTCCATCTGTAGAGTATGCTGTTTGTGTTACAGTCGAATCGCTCTTGGCTACTGCTACAAACTTACCATTACCATAGGCAACCGCATTCCAGTCTGCTCCGTCCGGTAGTGTTACCTGTGACCATGTTAGTCCACCATCTGTTGATCTAGCTCCTTTATCTTGTCCTTGTGCTACTGCCACCCAGACGTCGGCATAATCTCCATATACCACTGAGGTATAATTGTTTGCCGGAATAGTAACTGTCGTCCAAGAAAGACCATTAACAGAATATGCTGCTGTAGTTCCGCCGTTGGCTACTGCTACAAATTGTCCGTCACCGTAGGCAACTGAAGACCAATCCTGTGAAGATATACTTCCCGCAGTCCACGACGTACCGCTTGCACTAGCAGCAACATTGTTGCCATTGCCGATAGCAACGAACAAACTACCGCTGCTGGCCACTGATGACCAGTTAACACTATTTGGTAGTGTGCCTGCTGATGATGAAAAACTTGGTTCACTAAATGTAACTCTGGGTTCTATGTAATATTGTGTTGAAGTATCTAATGTTGATTCTATAGCAGCACCTGGAATAATATGATCCCACCCAGAAAAATTCAAGACCATTGATCCTATTGCTGTGGAGACTGCTATTTGAACACTGCTAATATCTTTAAGAGTAATAGTAGTACCATCGACTATTGATTCAATGTAGTAGATAGTTTTATTTAATAATCCTCCGAACGCAGATCCAGTTAATACAACTTTGGTATTAACAGCTAGATTATCAACATTTGCAACAGTTATATAATTTGTACTAATTGTTGTAGCAGTGATATTGATGGTAGGAAATTTTTCCTTGGCAATATACACATCTTTGCTGACAGTGTCTAACTCTGCAATATACCCATACTGTCCTGCTCCTGTTCCTGACTGTAAAAATACTCTTAATCCGACATATTGGGCATTGGTTGCAGTATTTTGTGCAGCTAATCTAATAATTTCGGTATCGCCCTGTTGGGATTGTCCGATGTTAAACGAGTATCCAAGACCGCCGAGTAATGATGAATCTCCTCGATCGACGATTCTTGCTTCAAACACAGCACCATCACGAAGTTCATTTCCAGTTAGTGCAGCGTTAACTCCAGAACCTGCTACTGAAAAATTAGCCTGTGTGTAATTTACACCAGCATTAGAAAATAATAATTTTGAAATGTTACCTGCGATACAAAACGTTGAAGCGACCTGAGCTTCATAATATCTATTGTTCAACGTACAGGTAATTGGTATTTCGTTACTGTTAGTGGCTATCGAGACACTACCGTATGTACCATAAGAGTTGTTACCATTAGTAGCACGTATCTTACCACCGTTTTCTGCTAGATAACCAATATAATTATAGTAGGTAAACACAGACACGAGTTCTGACTTACCTTCTTCAACTATCCATGCACCGATACCATCATCGAGTACCTGTGTAAAGTCATTAGCTACTATTGATTTTGTACCGCTTGAATGTAATCCGCCATCAACTTTTAATCCAACACACTTTGTACCAAATGTAGTGACGTTTTGTACATAAGGAGATTTATCAGTGATCCAGGCGGTTGAATCATTTGGACCCCATCCTGGATCTAAACTTGCAAACGCACCACCATCTACTCTCTTGATAGTATATTGATCAGGAGAAGTAAAATTACCAGCTAATCCCTTCAATGTCATATTTCTTAGACCTGTTCCGTTTCTTAACAAGAACATATTTTGTTTGGCATTACGAACGCCGTCTGCCGCATTTAAATAATATCTTGCTGCTTCTACAGATTTCCAATTACCTGGGTAATAGGTATCGTAGACAACAGAATCTATAAACAATCCTAGATCTCTAATACAGGTTTCTGTATTAAAAGTATATAAAGGATATTGGTCTTCAATATAGGCAACCGATTCCTGTATTAAAAAGTTTTTATTATTAATTAATTGTTGTCTTGCTTTTAATTTTTCAGCATCACCGGTTACTGAATTTGATCCTGAGATAGATGGTAATGACACTTGATTTAATTCGTTAATTATGTCTGTGAAAATATCTACAACATCATTTTTAGCATCATCGTCGCACCCTGGTGCTGAGGTATCTTGATCAACATTAGAATATAAAGTAGATACCACAAGAGCTTGTACTACATCATCAACTATGGTTTTCATATAGTCGATAGCTTCTATGGTTTTTGCTTTATCAGTTGATGGAATTAATGTTGGTGCTGGGGATACTACTGTACCTCTTAATTCATCACCAACAATGCCTACAAATGCAGGCACACGTATCGGCAATACTTCGTAATAGATTCCGTGTTTAACATAAATTGTTGCATATCCTGTGATATTTTCGCAGGCATAACGGATAGTCCTCCACGGAGCATTTATTGTTGTTCCATGATTTGCGTCGTCAACTCCGTCTGTACCAACATAATAAACTTTTGCCGATTCCCATAACGGTTCCCATACAGGGTTACCATCAACAACTTTTAAAACATCACCAGAATTCCCAATACCTAATCTAGTTGGGCCTATAGAGCTGCCGTCTTCAGTTACACCATATGTTTTGATATCACCAACAGTGTTTAATACGTTAGTTTGTGATCCGATAACATGTATGGTCCAGTAATTATTTTCATAATCGTTGTCTGGTCTATTGTTTACAGATGATATGTGTTTGAGCAAACATCTGTGAGCCGTTGCTCCTAGATTAATTAGATCTCCAATAAGATACGTTCTACCTGTGGCCCATACACCTTGCCATTTTTCTCCAGGAACCACTAATTCCCAATAGGCCGTGACTGTTGTTTCTTGACCCGTTGAGTCTGCTATGGCAACATATAATTGAGCTTCTCTTCTTACAAGATCTCCAACAAGATAAACTGTTTCAACATCCCATTCACCTCTTACTCTAGTACCAATATGTAATATGGTCCAATCGTCTGCTTCGAGACTTGGCGTTTGATTAATATGATTTGTCTTGCTTACATATTGATAACCACCGTAACGTACAACATCACCTGGTTGATATCTTGTGCCGGAATTCCATTGGTTTTCATATTCAAATCCAGGAACGTATAATTCCCAATTGCCATCAACAAATATGCTGGTTGCAGTATGTTCAATAACACATCGATATAGACCTGCACCATATTTGACTATGTCATTAATTTTGTATCTAGTAGATGGTACAGTGCCCCAGGTATTTTTATATTCAAGACCAACATGGACTTCTGTCCATGAGCTTAAATCTGCTTCTAATCCTGATGCTGCTGTAGAGGCCGATGTGTGTTCTATTACACAACGATAGACAATGCCACCATATCTTACTATGTCATTTATATGATATCTAATACTTACAGTCCAATCGCCATACCATTTAATACCATAGGCAACTATTTCCCATTTGCCTGCGCTAAGATCTATTTCTAATCCAGCTGATAAAGTTGATGCAGAAGTATGTGAAATTAAACATCTGAAAACGATACCAGAGTATTTTACAATGTCATTGGTTGCATAATATGTGCTGATGGTCCAATCTTCTCTCCAGTTTTCAGCTTGGATGTAGATGTCCCAGTTAGCTAGGTCAGTAGCGAATCCTTCAACTGTAATCGCAGATGTGTGTTCATCTGTACAGATATAGATGATACCATTATACTTTACTATGCTGCCGATAGCATAAAATGTATCAACAGTCCAATCACCAAGCCACACTTGGCCTTCCATCATTAGTGCCCATCTAGGTTCTGGTGCTGGAGGAATGTTTGAATTTAAAAAATTTAAATCTGTATAAAAATCTGCATCGGCTGTGTGTCTGACCAAACAGAAATAGACTTTACCTTGATAACTAATAACATCATCAGGTATGTATTCAATGGTGCTGGTCCAATCACCTTTCCATCTATATCTAATTCGATCTATCTTAAAATCTGCCATTTTCTATCCTAACCCTAAGGTGATGTTAACTGTTCGTATGTATATCCGTTATTAATTCTTACCACTAATTGACCATCATCATCAATATAATAAAATATAGGACGATCATCCCATCGATATTGTTCATATCTTAAATTATCAAATACTTTGTCGTGGTATACATCACGACCTTCAAAGAAATCTACACCTACTTCAAATTCGTTGTAGTTTTCTAATGGATCACCAGGTTCATTAAGAGATACTGCTCCACTGTCTTTGATCTGATCGCTACGCTCTAAATATATTGCGCCGTCAGCTCCCCTACGTAGACCATAGAAATATCGAGGGGTATCTCCTAATGTTTGTTCTGGGGTCTTACCAAAGTAGTAATTACTCATTGTTCGCTCCTTATGATATCTCTACATAGCTGATAATAGTATCAATGCTATTTGGGGTATCGCTTACAATTCTTAAACCACATTCTTCAGGAATAATAATTTTCTCACCGTTGGTCACTAGTTTTAAACTAGAGTTTGGCGGCACTGGAATATCTTTAATATAATGTGCTGTGGTACTGGCTGCATCATAAATGAAAACACTGATGTTCACCGTATCATACTCTGTGATGTTAGCAATATTACAGCCAATAACAGTGGCTCTAAATCCTGTGTCGATCTGTAGAACATCAACTGGTGTTGTTCCTATTCCTGTATTAATTGCACTTTTAAACTGGGTTGCCATTTTTTATCCTAAAGTTAATGCCATTTCAACTGCTATCTGGTTGGCTTGGATCGCAGACACAGCACCAGATGCACCTGCTGGGCTTGCCCAACTTACTCCGTCCCAAAGTTCTAATGCTTTAGACACAGTATTATATCTTGTCATACCAATCACAGCATACGCTGTAGGACGATCCCCGTCATTTCCTCTTGGTGGTACAAAACCATTTGTACCTACTATTTTAAAATATCCTGTGCCGCTTTGTAAAATCTGGGTGATAGCATTTGTAGCGATGTTAGTGATTGCGTTTCCAGATATTTCAAAGTTACCTAAATTTACAGTTCCTGCACCATTGCCGCTTAATACTAAATCCTGTCCTGTAGTTGTGGTAATTTCGTTATCGCGGAACATTAGGTTTCCAACATCTAGGGTTGGTAAACTCAGCGCATCAGAAAATAAACTGTCAGCATAGATGTTTCTCCATCTGTACGTTGGAGATCCTAAATCGTAAGTTCTATCAGTTTGTGGTACTAGATCACTTTGTATACTAGCGTTAATAACTACGTTATCTGTTAGCGCATCACCAATTACAATATCACCGCCAATGGTAACATTACCAACAGCATTAATATTACCGCTGACATTTAAATCACCAGTAATTCCGGTACTGGCTTGTATATCTACAATTCCTGTGCCATTGGGGCGCAATTCAATATCGCTATTTGATACTGTTGTAGAAATAGTATTTCCAGTAATACGGAAATCGTCAATTTCTAATTTGCTGTGATATATGGTAGGATTAGTACCTGATGGTATAAATGAAATGGTATCTAAATCGCTGCTGATAGTATTACCAGAAATGTGTAGTGTTCCTACATCAAGCTGATTAAGCAATATTAGATTTGTGGTTCTAGTAGTTCCGTTAACATGTAGGTCGTGTGTTGGTGTAGACGTATTAACGCCGATACGTGCATCCGTAACATTTAGATATAAGAGGTCAGTCTCAAAGGCTAGATCCACACCATCTCTGATGAGGTTAGACTTTAAGAGCGGACCTGAAATTCGACCAATAGCCATGCGCTCTCCTAAACCACCGACTTACACGGATACGGGCACCTTACATAGCGGCCCTGCGCTGTTGAGTATCGTAAACCCTGGTCAGGTTTTACAGTAATAGTATTTATCTTATTGGAAAATTTAGCCCAGAGTGAGGGCCCATATATCAGCGAATTCGTTCATAATAGCTGTGGTAACAGTAGCGCCGCCACCTGTAGAAACGTTCCAAATAGTACCATCCCAACACTCTAGATAGTCCTGATCTGTGTTCCATCGTGTAGTTCCTACTTCTGGACTTGCGGGTCTATTAGCATCGTTTCCTACGGGAACAACAACCCCGTTATTACCCATAAATCTAACGTATCCTATACCTGTACTAGTGATAGTTAGGGGAGTGTTTAACATGTTTGTTATGTCGCTGCTTTGGAATTTGAGATTTTCTAGATATGTTATGCCTGTGTCTGGTAATAGTCTTAGATCATCATTAGATTGTAGGGCTCTAATGGTGTTGGTTGCTCCATTGAGCAGCATTTGATCACTGACTGTGATGCCTGTGGTAAAGTTTAATGTTCCAACCGTGGCTAATCCTGAAGCATATAAGAAGTCCCAGCGTCTAGCACTTGAGTCTTCGGCAGGACCTGCAACTCCTGAATCTAACGGCCAACCTAAGTCGTATGTCGAGTTTTGCCCAGGAATAATACTTTGTGTAAAGTCTGGGGCAAAAGATATAGTATCTTCAAATGGACGATCACCTAAATATACAGTTCCAGCAGATTGTAAATTTCCACTTACTGTAATATTACCAGAAACATCTAAATTGCCGGTAATGTTTGTATTAGCTTGTAATTCTACAGTGCCGCTACCACTAGTATCAAACACTAGATTTTGATTACCAAATGTAGCTATAAAGTTGTCATCAAATTCTAAACCTGCAGTTGTTATCCTTTGATAATAAATTGTAGGATCGATCCCACCCGGACTAATGTTAATTGATGTGGAGGTAGCAGTTGTAAAACTACTGTTTCCATTGATATAGATATCACCTACTAAAAACTGATTGTCAACAATTAAATCTGTGGTTTTTATAGTTCCTGGATTAGTGGAAGGAACACCAACATCAAGATTGTATATAGGATTGTCAGAATTAATACCGATGCTTGATGCACCTGGCTGAGGATTTAAGTCTCCGTCTTCGCTAGGAGTAGTTCCGATGGTTGCTGGAGATACTTTTAAATATAAGAGATCGGTGTTGAACGCAAGGTCAATACCGTTACGAACTAAATTAGCCGAAAGTAACTTTCCGCTGATTCGCCCTAAGGCTGCAACATAATTATTTTCCGATCCTAAGGGAGAGCTACCTAGGCCTTCGTCTTCATCACCAAACGGATTTGTTGGCATCTATTTCTCCTAATCAGCCCACTGGAGGTCAATTCCAGCGATATGTGTCCATAAAGTATTTGTTGAACTTAAATTAGTTGCTGTTATTTCTATTTTGCTAGTGGTATTATTCCACTGAGCGTTGAAAGTGCATAATGCACTAGCACTGGTATAAATCAATCCGTAAACTGTACATACCACAGATGGGGGCGTTTCAGTATTTCTAGTAACTAAAATTTCACAGGCCTGACTGTGATACGTTGCACCAACTGTGCATTCCACATGTGCTACTAGTTTCATAGTCCTTACATCAACAAAATTGGGTTCTATATAAACTATTCCTGTTGAACTTGCTGCTACGGAATCAAATTGCCCTTTTGAAATGGCGCTGGTGTTATTGAATACTACAGCATCAACAACATTTAATGTGTCATTTGTGGCGAGGGTAATTGTATCAGTTAACGCGTCGGTAGTGATACCAATATTATTACCTGCTGCTAATGTTAGTGTGTCTGTAGGACTATCTGAAACAACATTTGATTGGCCTGCTACTGCGATGGTCTTGAACGAATCTGATGCTGCACCTACGATAAAAGATTGTGCTACAGAACTAGGTAATGTACAAAATACAGTCTTACCACCACCTGTAAAATTAACTTTTAAGTTACTGTTTGAAGAACTAATGATGGTGTCACGTGTTAGTGTTTCTACAATACCAACTTTAGTGTATGTTCCTCGGCCTACTTCCCATTCATTAGCATTACTGGTAACGCTATAGTATGTTTCATTACCGTTGCCAATTACTTCGAAGGATTGGAATCCCGGTAGGATTGGACCTAGTGTAAGAGTTCCTAATCCGTTAGTGAATGACCTGACCTTGACGCGGTCGGCGATGATTACTGCCATTACGTATCTCCAATTTGATACGTATATTTATCGCTATTTTGATTAGTTTGAGAAGCCGTAGTAAATTACTACTGATTGTCCTAATGGTACTGGACCAGTGAATACGATATACCACCCGTCTGCATAAGGTGCGCTAGGTCCAGCTAAACTGCCGCTAACACTTTGGTAAACATTAAAGTTTGTTCCGCTTATTTGCCAAACGTTTTGTATCAAAACTATAATGTTATTTGTTGCAGGATCATCTGCTTGATAGGATGTTCCTACAGGAACTGATAATAGCGGAAATACTGTTTCAACTCCATCACCTGGTCCTGGTGTTTGCTTGGTAATTGCTGTAGCCCCTGGTCCGCGGACAACTTCCCAAATACCTGCGATCAGACACTCTAGACTGTTGGTGTCAATATTGTATCTTATAGTACCGTCAGCATATTCGTCACCTGTTTGCGTTACTGCAATACCAGGCCAGCGACCTTTTGTAGGATCAGGACGTTGTGCTTCTGTTCCTTGAGGTAGTCTTAAGCCACCGTTAAGATTCATAACTCCAAGACCAAACTGATTAGTAAAAAGTCTTTGATCTCTAGGATTAAATCTATTGATGTTTTGTTGTTTTAAAAATTTCATATTATACCGGTAATGCGCTAACAGTTACACTGATTAGATTTCTAGTTGCTGTACCTGTGGTTCCGCCGCCTGCTCCAGTTGCTGTAAAATGTACACCTATAGTATTACTTGCAGCACCGATTGCTGTAAAATCTGTGTCTCCTACAGTCGAGATAGTATAGTTTGCACCAAGAACAAATGCGGTAGTAGTTTCAGTACCACCAGTTGTAGCACCGATTAGTATTTCATCACCGCCTGCTAAAATAATACGCTCGTCACTGAAAAATACAGTTTCGCCTGCTGGTATCGTTAGTTCATTTACTATTAGATGTTTCTGTGAAAGAGTATCTAATTTTCTTTTTAAGTATATGCTAACATTCACAGATCTAACAGTTACATCTGTTAGGTCCGGAGTACCTACATTACAAAGCACCATAGATGTCACTGCTGATTGTTGTTCAGTGCCACCCGAAGCTCCAGTGTCTGTACTTTTAAACACTACCCATGGACTGGTTAACGATGATGAATTTACTGCTGAACTTGTAATCATATGTTTTTCTCTTTAAAATATCATGCTAAAAAGCACGGCTTTATTTTTACTTATTAATTCACCTTGTTGATAGTAAGTATTTGCACTATCATTTACAAAATATACTCCACTCGTTCCAATGTTAGGATCAGCAGCGTATATTAACGAAGCTGATGATACATAGGTTGGAGGTGTTGGTCTTTGAGTTAATTGTAAGGCATAATTGGTTTCTAATTTACCTGTACCTGTTGTGGTCATTACAATGTTATCATCAAGATTTATCGCTGCTATTTCATTATCTTCATATTGTAGAGTTTGTATAGTCGCGTATGTTTTATAGAAAACAGCGTTAATGTCATTATCAACGACTATGCTGATAAGATCAACCACAGGTTGTGACGCATACGGACCAACCGATGGGGGGAAATTTGTTAATAGATCTAATGGAGCTGCTGTATCAAATGCAACTACACGGGTGTTACCTCTTAAAATTTGATA